CTCTGTAGAAGATCGTTAGATTTTTTAACATCATTCTTGAAATATGATCTATCAACTTTAGATAATTGGGAAGATGAACTAGTGATAGAGATAGTTGTTCCAGTAAAATCAAAAGTTGCTGATACAGATGCTCCTAAAGTTTTAGCAAGTGTCGTTCTAGATGGATCAAAGTCTACATTATTAGTATAAACTCTGAGTTCAATTTCATTTGGATTAATAGACTTCCAATCATATAACTTTCCTAATGGATAGACATTAGCACCATCTACTTGATATAAGTATAAAATTTCATATGAAGTAAGAGCATAATCATTTTCAATGACATATGAATTAAAATTCGAAGCAATATCTGTGCCAATTACAGTTATAGTTTTTTCATATAAGTAAGCATTGATATCAAAATTGTGGAAAGTTACTGTTGGTTCAATATCTCTACCATAGAATAAACGAATATCGACAACATCTTCTTCTCTGATTGGATACGAGAATGTGATTGTAGATCCAACAACAGTATACGCTGTAATGCGTTTTTGAATTACGCCATTTAGAATAACAATCAAGAATCTCTCGTCATCAATATTAAGGATGCTATCCTCTTCAATACTAACAATTTGATGTGGTCCTTTTGTTTCTCCATCAATATTAGCATCATCTATAGTGTATCTCTTTTGGTTTCCAACATTTACAGCAAAGAACTTTTCTACTTGTGTTGGTTCTCCAATAGTTCTAGCAGATAGATCTTGGTCCCAAATTGGAGGAGAACTAAACTTAATCAGGTTGGGAACTACACTCTTATCAATGTAGTATGCATCAAATGCTGGTTCATTTGGTAAATGTTTAGATCTTTGAATTACCCCATTAAGAGCAACAAACAAACTTTCATCAGTTTCGGTAAGTGCAACGGGAGATCCATCATCATCCCAATACAATTCAAAGTCCTTAGTTTCACCGTCAATATAATCTGGTAAAGTTATTGGAGTAATTGCATTACTAATCATGGCACTTTCCATGATTGATCCATATACAGACAATGCAGACACTACATCTTCACATTCTCTGGAAACAAGTTCTGGATCAGGAATAATATTATTATTCGTGTAAACTGTGAGATTGGAAACATAATATCCAGATTTTGATGCGTTGACTGGAGTTGGGTCGATTACATTTGGACCAACATTGAGAATTTCCTCAACAATACTCCAATAGGTATTAAGTGCAGACTCAACACCAGCACATGCTGGAGATACAAGATCAATAATTACTTCAGTATCTGTAACTGGCGTAATTGTTGTATATGGAGTAGTTCCAGGTAACGCTTGACGCATTGCCTTAACACATAAATCTGTCAATACAAGTTCAAATACATCTTTAGTTTCTTCAAACTCATCAATAATATAATTTAATGTGCTTCCTTTGAAGTATAATTCTGCAAATTCTACAAACTGGTTGTTTCCACCATAACGAAGGTGAAAAACTGCGGCGTCAATAAAATATCCAGTATCACGACGACACTTAGTTTCTTTAGTGCTCCATGTTAAACCAGGATACTTATCTTTTGCATAATTGATTGCATAGTCAATAATATATGCTTTATTTTTCTGAATCAAGTTTGATGCATCATAAAATGTTCCATTATTAACTCCGCTGAAGGAGAAAGTCGCCTGATTAAGACCACTGAAAATAGGTGGAACAGATAAAGAAATTCCAGGGGGAAGACCATATGAATTTGGAGGAGTTACAGCACCAGTAGCTGTTGGTAGTGTGATAGATCCAGTTGCAGTTCCATTTAGATATGTAATGCCAGGAGAAGCACTTCCTGCTGGAGCAACACTACTAGAAACTAAAGCATTTGCAGAAACTCTTACTTCGGTATCGGAAACAATCTCAGTTACTCTAATGTTAGCATTTGATGGGAATCCTCCACCAGAACTTACATATGAACCAATAGCAATATTGCTAGTATCTTGAACCGTAATTAGATCACTTCCTGCTGTATATGACACATTTACAGCGACCCAATCCCAATTTCTAGTTGCCATCTTGGCAAGTCTAATTAGATATTGAGAAGCATCATTAAACTCAATATTCTGCCTGCTATATTTTGTTTTGAATGAATCTGAATATTCTTTAGATTTTACATTTCCACCAAATCTAATATCATGCTGAATTGCATCACAGAAATTTCTTAAGTCTGCCGTAAATTTCTGCTCAATAGCAGTCCATGGAATAGTTCCATTATTAATTTGAGTTGCATACTTTGCTTCAAACCAACCGATAGTCTCAGCAACAATGAAATTTGTGTTTAAATCAATCTGGTTTGCAGCATCTAACCATCTTCCATCTCTCTGGTAGAAGTTTCTAATTTTTCTGAAATGCTTTTCATTATATGCATTATCTAAAAATTCAATATTTCTAATTAAAATCTTTTGTGCTGGAACTTCTTGTCCTTCTACAGTTGCTGTACCCAATGGTGGAGCAGCAAAAGTAATCTGATTTCCAGATACAGTATATGCTACCTTTGGTTCTTGTAGAACTCCATCCAAAGTAACAATTAGATTCTCTGCACTATAGGGGGTATAAGGAGAACCACTATTATATAATGTAAATGTAGTAGATCCGACTAATTGACCATCAGAATTGAAAGTTCCATTAAAAGGACTTGGATCAGTTGCACTCTGAACAAGAGAAAGTTCTCTCGCTCTTAGAGTCTGTAGATCAAACTCATTAACATCAACCGAACCAGAACCTCTAATAGAACGATAATCTTCTGTTGATATAATTGTTTGAGTTAAAGTTCTCTTTGTGCTTTCTACCGTAATCTTGTTTTTTTCAGGATCCCACAATTCAATAATAGAGAAGTGATTTGACTTTGGCAATGCCTCTGGCATTTCCACACCATTTGGTGCCTCAACTTTAGGATCAATAATTACTTCACCAAATAGTTTGAATCCAGCGGGGTGTGTCGTATCTTTTACAAGATCTCGCCAAGACTCAATAGAAGTTCTGGATTTTACAACATAAGAATAATCTTGATAGAAGAAAGAATCGATAATTCTTTGATTTGCATTGCCAATTCTTCCTCTGTCAGAAGTAAATCTACCAGTGTTGTCAGAATATGGTTGTAAGTCTAAATCAAAAACTGTTATGTAAGATTTTTCAATATTAACAGTTTGCTTTGAAATCTTACTGACTATAGAGATATTTTCTCTGAGATCTCCTTGGATACCAGAAATCTTCAATAAGTTTGATCCCTTTCTCCATTCTCTAACAGTTGCAGAAAATACTTCTACTCCATTTACCGATTGAGAGATGCGCTCCCCCTTAAGGAAGTCACTTGTATAACCGCTTACTGCAAGAACATAACTTCCAGTATACTGTGGTAGAATTGTTTTATCTTGATGGAAAGAACTTCCATTTTTAACAATTCTTACATTCTTTGGTAGACCAATATTGCTACCATATGCAAATAGTTTTACATCAGATTCAATGATTGCGATAGTTGGTGCTTTCGTGTAATTCTTGCCCTGACTCTTAATTGTAATATCTAAGATCTGACCATTTCTCGATGTTACATTAAATTCTGCACCAACTCCATCACCATCCAAAATTACGACTTTTGGATTCACATAATTGTTTCCAAAATTTGTTACTTTAACTGACGAGATCTTACTGAGGATTGAATCATAATTTACAGTCGCTTCTGCAAGATTCTCTACACTTGGATAAACGCCAAGTACAATTGGAACTTTCTTATAGTTTCTTCCAATATTTTGTACAGATATAGAGTTGATTTCACCAACAGCAAATTGAGATTGTGTCGTATAAGAAATTGAACCAGATCCATCCCATTGTGGAATTGACCCCAGAGAATATGCAAAAGAGTTGGTAGTAACAAAATTAACAGTATGTCTTCCAGAAAGAGGATCTCTTACAACTCGCAAATATGAATTGTTACTAGAAATTTGACCATTTCTGTCAAAGTAGAAATAGTTAGCAAAGTTTGACTGTTTCGATTCTGTATATGTATTGGATGAAATTCTAGCACCAAAACCAAATTTCATATCAACAAAAGATCCTGCATTTCCTTGAGCAATATCAGGTTCTTTCTTTTCAATAGAGATAATATTATAATTTCCACTAGGACTAAAGTCTAAATGAGATCCAGTTAGTGATACATCAGAGGTATCAAACAAATATCGATATGATTCTTGAACTTCTAGAACTGGGTTTACTGTCCACTCAGAAACAAAACTATTTGGAGCATTTGTATTAAAAATGCTCATGGATGGATCTAATTTAAATTCAAATCTGTTTTCTGGATCTGTAGCAGCAATTACTTTTACAAACTTTCTTGGTGTGCTTTCATCAAAAAAGGATGTTTGAATAGTAATTGGTTGTAGTGTGCTTAATGATTGACTTGATGGATAAATTACAAGTAAAGATTGTGCGTCTTTGTCATAGATTACAGTTTCACTACCATTTAAAGTAAATGTGTTGCTGAAATTGTATCCAGCATTATACATTGAAACTGGAGCACCGTCATAGTGATCTGTTGCAGCAGTCCCTTCCTGCGCTCTCTGTACAGTTAAAATTTGATCATTAATAGAAATAATCTTAACGACTTCAGAATCTATGAGAAGTAAATCATCATTTGAATAATCAGCAGCACTAGTTACTTTGATTGTTGTTGCTTCTTGAGAAACACCAACATGATCGACATAGAATTTAACTCTTTGTGTTGATGAACCAGCAGATCTGTTTAAATCAGAGTCTTCGATTGAGAGAACATCCCCCCTCTTATACTCACTTCCACCATCCTGAATCTGAACACTGGAAATATATCCAGTTGCATCACCAGTGTTTATAGGACTTACAACGACACTTACCGTAGCATCTGAACCAGATCCTCCAGATAAAGGAACATTTGTGTAAGTTCCAACTGGATATAAAAGACCAGCATTAACAATTAGGAGTCTTCCAATACCATCATAGTTGACCGTGGTATTATAAACAGGTGTTTGTAATTTTACTTCTTGGTAAATTCTCTTTCTTACAAAATACTTTCTAGTCTTAGTCGCATCATCTGGATTTAAAGATACATTGATTACATCACCAACTCCCATCTTGTGGTTTTCATTAGTAGATACTAATGCAATGTTAGCATCAATATTAAACGGAACTAAACCATCACTTAAATAATCAATCTCATCAATTTTAGATCCAGAAGTATCTGATAGATTGTCACTCTTCAAGAAATAGTCAAGTGTATCTTTATCTTGAAATGTTCCACTTAATACTTTGATTAGAACAGTATTGCCAGAAGATACGCTTTCTAAAACTTCACCTGTTGCTACTGTAGTAACAACACCATCTGTTAAAGAAAGAACAGATCCTTGAGCATACGAAGAAACTTTATCTAGAGATAATCTTAGAACTTTGATGTCTGTAGCAAAAGTAGCAGAGTTATTAAACTCTCCATGAACATCTCTCAATAAAATTGAATTGTCATTTCTTACAGTTCCTACAATAGTTCCATAAGCACCAGAAGATGGTTGCCTTAATATGTCATTATCAAAAACATATGATGGAATTGTAATAGTTAATTTTACTGCTTTAGTCTCAAAACTTTCTAGTGATGTAATATTCTTTCCTTTTACAGAATTTACAATTGCTTCTACTTCTCCACCTTCGGTTCCAGAATTATCAAATACCAGTTTGGAACCAGTTGAGAATGAATTCGTTGACGATACAACATCAACAGAGTCAATGCTTCCAGACTCCAAATCCTGAACAAATGCACTCAAACCACCACCGTTTGATGGCAATCCTGGAGTAAATAGTCTCTTTACATTCCTAGAGATGTTTGACTGATTCAAACTTGAATTATAGTTAGAATCAACTGGCAAAGAATAGAAATTTTCCCCAATGATATATGGAAATACTGGTGTTTGATCTGCTTTAATAGTCAAGAAGTAAGCATAAGTTCCTTCTGGGAAATCTGGTGTGACACAGAATCTTCCGTTATTTTCGTCTAGAGATCCAGACTTATGCCTATATTCGTAGTCTTGAATGAAGGTTCCGATCTCATACTGTGCATCAGTTGGACCATATTGTCTACTATTTTTCAGTCCATAACTACTTTTCATTCTAATAATAGGACTCTGTGAATCCAATGGATTCTCATGTCCAAATGGTCCATAGATTGGATTGCCATCATATGCAAATCCTAAAATTGGCGAGTGAGTTTTTACAGATGGTTCTTGACCCAGATAGTTTAAGTTATCATTTAAAGCAACTCTTAGTGCTTTAGGGTTTGCAACATGAGCATAACCATACTCAAGCGCATTATTGTAGTTTAAGAATACAAATCCATTGTTTTCATCTAACTTTGAACCGATGTTTTTATATCTGTCTTTTACCCATCGTGTAATCTTTGCTTCTGCTGATGCATTAGAACCAATAGGAAGAATATCAACAATGACATTTTCTTGGGTATAGAAAGAACCTGCATTGACTAATTCGAATCCAGTTAACTCTCCATTGGAAATTGTTGAGGTATATTCTGCTAATCTACCCTGACCAGCAGCATCTTTAATTACAACTAAAGGAGGAGTTGAGTAATATTCTCCAGGGTTATCAATAATAAGATCAGTCACCTGACCATTGGTTACAGTTGCCCTTACAGAAGCACCTCTACCAGAAGTTAGTTCTACAGTTGGGGTAGAACCATATAGTCCTGGTTCTAGAATTTCAACCGACTCAACAAACTGACCAGAAAGTTTTGCAATTGCTCTACCAGATACACCATTAATCAAAACATATGGTGCGTTTCTATAATTAATTCCTTGTCTAGTTACTTCAATTTTTTCCAGTCTTCCGAAGTTTAGAACCTCAGTATCTTTGTAACCATACAATCTAACGCCATTAACGAGAATACCAAAATCGTTTGATGGAGTTTCGTAAACTTCTGTAGTGTTAATAGACTCTTTTCTAATCAGTTTTAGAATCTTCTGATCAGCAAGATTGCCAGGAATAGAAGTTACATTTTCCAGAATAGGATATTGTGGGTATCCAGAAGAAGCAATATAATAGAATTGATCATCTGCAAATATAGCAGATACATCAGTAGAAAGATTAGACAGACCGTTAGTATATGTGGGATTTGTTGGAGATGTTGGTTTTGCATTTGTTTGTGACAATAACCATCTTACACCCTGAGGTGTCATAATCTTTGAATCCTGAGTTTCAAATCCAGGATTTAAGACTTCAATCCTATCATTTACAAAAGCATTTGGTTGTGGATTAGATGGATTCAGGTTATAAACCAAACCAAAAACTAACATCCTAACATCAGAATTTCCAATAACAATTGGATCATAAACTAATGTTCCGACAGGATGACCAGTTGATTGATCTCTGGTCTTGATTGTAAACTGAGTTACATTCTTATCATCAAATGTATATGTTTCAGATCCAATTAAGAGTGATCCAGAATTTTTCCAACCAAGAGTAGATACAACATTTACTCTATCACCTACTGTATCTGCAGAAGAGATTGCTCTAGTAAGTTCTGTCTTAGTGGTAATTTCAAACTTACCATTAATTGTATCAGTAGCAAGAAACAAATTGTAGGTGTCTTCTCCATCAATTCTAGAATCAAACCTGATGTTATCTACAACAGCAGAAGCAAAACCATATCTATCTGTTGCTTCTTGAGAAATTGTTTTACCAATCAGTGAATTGACATCACCAGACAAAACCTTAACACGAAGAGCATACCCCTGTGTCCAGTCAGAAGTAGAAGACTTATATGTAAAATCAGATGGATTGTATACAGATGGTCTATTTTCTACCCCACCTTCCACAACTGTATTGAATAGAAACTGAATTGACTTCTCAGTTCCCTTGGATCTATAAAACTGACCAATGTTCTTGATAAGAGTTCTCTTATCTACAGCATTTTTTAGATACTTTTCTGGGAAAGATGCTAGATATTGGTTTTCAAAGTTCTTTACGAATGCATACAGAAATAGATTACTAATATTCTGTACTAGTTCTCCACCAGAGTGAGTTGATGCTTGAGTGGTAACAAATTCTGTGCTTGAATATAGATCACCAAGTTTTGTGTTTCCACTTACGCCTCTAGAAACATTTAAAAAACTGGTGTCGGTTCTTGTCTTATAAAAACACAGTTCTTTTCCAATTTTAATATACCCATTCTCAGATGGGAATGAAGTAGCATCATCTACAACAATTGTAGTGTCGGATGCTGTATGATTGCCATTAAGGGTGGTGCTTTGCTTAAGTAGATTACTTTCATAATAATCGATGTTTGAATATAAATCAAGATTATTGGCAATATCAAGTGGACCACCTTGGATCTCAAGACTCTCGTAATATTTGGTAAGGAAGTTACCAAATAATTCATACTCGGTATTAATAAACTCTGGGAGTTGAGTCTCAATCAGAGTTGAAATTGATCTCTTTGTTACCGCCATCTATATTACTCTGCGTAAGCAATAAAACTACTGTTTGCAATATCAACATCAAGATATACTTCTCTTGAAGCAATAATATCATTCTGTCTAGGCAGAACTCTTAACTGAATTCTGTTATCAACGAAAGACCCTTTAATAATCGTAAGATTATTCATTTTAATCTCACCTTTTTCATAATCTACTGTACCCACAAAGTCGTTCAGGACTACTTTTTGACCAGTAGCAGAATCTATCCTATATAGGACGATTCTGCCCAACCTATCTTCCAAATAGACAGTATAATTGGGATATTCGGTAACAACAAATCCAGTGGAAGATACTACTGGATCGTCATCATCTAAGAATGCATTCTGATAACAAATTTCATAATATGAACTGCTATTGAGAATAGGAATGAAATCCTTTCTCATAGTGACAGAGGTTAAATTTGAGTTAATAGCAACATTGGTATTATCAATTACAGCAACTGCTTTACTGTATCTAAACTTGCCATTAAACTTCTCTGTGTCTGATGTATCGATATACGATTGAACTGCTCCAATCACATTGGACTGAATCTGAGCAGGTTTATCGCTAGTTTTTGATTTATTGTAGAAAATCTTACTATTTAACTCAACATAGAGAATAGATGGGTCAACTAACTCAGGAATTACAGAAGCAACGCTATACTTCTTCAATTCTTGCTTAATTTCTTGTTTCGTAATACTCGTTAGATATGCAGCATCTTCTGGTTTAATAGCAATGTATACACGACCATATTGTGGTGGAACCTGATCTTCACCACCAAAGATGATGATGTCACTTACCGCAGGATAAATGTTGCGAATCAGTGCATCATAATCATCACTTGTTACTGCTCTATTTTGTGATGCATATGCTTTTGGTGCAGTATACTTAATCTTATTGATAGTTTCGATGTCTTCTCCGCCAGCAGCTGCTACTGTTTTAGATGTATTGATAGTAACAACTGGTGTATTTGGTGATTGACCATCTGGATTTTCTAATCTGCCATTGAAAGTAAATGACTTCACTCCATTAGAAATTGGACCATTGGTAATTAGATATCCTACTTCAACTTTCTCTCCATTCTGAAGTGCTCTACCAATTACACCATCGCCAAAAACTAACTCATATCTTTCATCTTCGATCTCTTCTAGGTGGAAGATTTCTGACTGTGGATTAGCATTGAGAATATTGTCAATTAAAAGAAATTCTTTGTATACAGAAGAATTCGAGTTCTCGTATACTTTTACGGTGATTGTATTCGTATCAACACCAGAGTTATCAATCACATAACGCTGATTCTTTAATGCTGTGTTGACGATATATGTATTCTTAACATAAGATCCTTCTCTAATAGGAACATCAGAGAACGATGCTACATTGTTCAAAACTTGCGCCCTAACATCCTTAATTGCCACATACTGATACAGTGTATTGTCATAGGATGTAATAAATCCTGTTCCTGCTTTTAAAAGCAACTCAGTATCATTCGCAGGATTAGCATATGATACATTAAAAGTAACATACGCAGTTGGAGCAGTAATCGACTTTGGTCTGTAACCAAGTTGCTTTGCAATAGAGACAACATTATCCCTTAAGGTAGCAGAACTCAAAAAGAGTTCATTTGCCACCATATTGGTGTTAAAAGCAGTATAGTATGTGTTATACGCTAATACATCCAGAAGGGTTGCAAAAGCAGATCCTTCAAAATCGTAATCAGTAAAATCTGAATTAGATCTTAGATATTCTTTGAGATTATACTTAATCTCATTAAAATCTAGGTTAGCTACCTGTGCGTATGGCATTTATCGTGTTCTCTCTAGGAAAAATTCAACAGATACTGGTCTGTCTTCTCTACCAACAATGGTATAAGACAGTTCTACATCATAACCATTTTCCGATGAGTCTGGAGTACACAATATAGAATCAATGGAGATCCTTGGTTCGTATTTCTTTAAGGTGTCTGAAATTTCATTTCTAAGAACTGCTGCTGAACCATAGTCCAATGGTTCGAACAGCATCTTAGCAATATCACACCCCAGTCTAGGTTGAAATGGTCTTTCACCCTTCTGTGTCAACAAAAGGTTTTTAATAGACTGTGCGATAGCTGCCTTATCCCTAACAACGACAAAATCGTCATTAACAGGGTGTTTCTTAAAAGTGACACTCAAATCTTTGAATGTCTGAACAGTAGGCATGACACAGAATTAGACTAAGCTAATTCTATTTATTCACTCGGTCCAACGCTCCACAAAGTCATCAAAACCACCTGCTCCTCCACAAGGACGCTCAAGGCGGTCCTCGGGAAGTGGATATAGTTCTCCCTTTATCTTTGATCTACGACGCTTTGCAGCGGCATCTAGGAGGCGATCACTGTCCGTTTCGGTAATCAGTGTCATACCTTCTTCGATAAATTCTTCACTTTTGTCTACTGGAAATAGTCCCATTGAAATACTCCTGAAAAAAGTTCTAGAACTTTTTACGGGGTTGCTATCCCTACTAATAATTATAACAAAAAATTGTAATTAATTACAACTCTATTACTATGCTCCCTAGGACATGAAGAAGCATGGTAAACCTCACCAGGGAATATAACACATCTACCTTTCTTTGGGTTAATCTGTTTAATGACTTTATCATCATCAAAGAATAGTGTAGGACCATCACTATCCTTCACATAGTACAGCATCACATGATGTTTGTATTGTTGGTCAATGTGTGCTACATGATTTCCATCGTTTTGGTTCCTTACGAACATAGCAGGGCGAATCCTGTATATGTCCTGAACCTCATGTCCCTTCTTATATCGATCAATTGCTTCAAATAAGACAGGAAGCAAAATCTCGAAGTATTTACTGCGACCTTGATCATTCTCATAATTTCTAAATGCAGTATGAGAAAAACCACTATTTGGATCGGTGGATCCAGGTACAGAAATCTGAGAAGTGAAATACCATGGAAACTCTGCATTGTCCAATGCAGATTCAATAAAATTCTGATATCCCACTGAAATGCAGTCATCAATTACTGCAATTCTTGGTTTACTCTTTTTCATTACAATTAAGTCCAGTGATTATTGGGTCTCTCCCACCAAAAGTGAAGATCCTCTACATTATCGTCGTAATACAGTGATACAAGATCACTCTTGAATTTGCTGTGGACATTCTCACACAAAGATAATGTGTAATAGTTCTTTGGCACAAACTTTTCCATTGACTCAGTAATCCAAGTGTAATTACCACCACGGATTACTCCTGCCTCACATAGAACAAAGTTGTCCCAATCTAATACCCACTCAGCAAAATTCAATTCAAAATTTAGTTTATATTGTGACGCATCTTCATCAGGAAATGGCACATTAACTGCCTCTATATGAAAAATCTCCCGATCCATTGACAATGAATGCGAGAGATGCTGAGTTACAATACTAGAGTAATCAGGAGATACGCATAAGAAACAAGTCTTGTTAGGATGAATATCCCAACCAGACATTTTGATCTTGTATGACATCTCCTGAATGAGTGCCATCTCTTTGTCCTGTGAGATGAACAGTAAATCTTTCATTACCTTCCTTGCCCGCGATAACGCTTCTTAGCGACATTACGACTGGTAGCAGAATACTTCGTGTTCTTGCTGCTGCCCTGTCGCGTGGTTTTGGGTTTCGACTCAATGATCTTCTTACCGCTAAGACCAACTTTTGCTCGTGCCATAGTGTTTTATCAATTGACTTCAATATTATACCACAGTATTCGACCCAATGAACACATTGTGTGAACCTTCTGCAAACTTTCCGTCTGGTAGTAGAAGATCACCAATTCTACACGCTAGTTTTCCGTTTATAAACACGGTCATACTATCGATTGGGTATGGAACTACCGCTCTATCGGAGTGTGGTATTCCATCACATGTGTGCGGTAGCATCTCATCCCCAAATTTGTGCGCGGGAAGTCCATTTACAAATACACTTGGTTGTACTGCAGGCGGAGCAGGTACTACTCCTACTACTGGTGGATAACATCCATGTCCAGTTGTAATGTCCCCAAAACGCGCCATTCCTCTGTATATTGCCATTACTCGGGATCGGGTATAAGTCCTATACCCTTATTTAGATAGTAGTTCAAACGAGTCTGTGCAGGGTCCCAGTTGTTATTCACATCCATGTGTCCAGTAAACACATGAGTATATGGTGGACAATTTGTTACTACTGTCAAAGTATAGTAATACCTCATTACAGAGATTTCACTGGGTTTAAACTTGATCCATGCCGATACTTCATTCGTAAGACTATCAAGGAACTCTGTACCACTCGTTAAGACATTCGTAGAATCGTCTACAGCAAGTCCTAAGAAGTTTACGGGTGTCCCAGTACCAGGGAACAGATCAGCAGTGATTCTACCTTGTTCTGGAAGGGCATTAAATGCTTCCCTCGTTAGCGTCTTATTACCATTGATAAGATCAACTAAGGTGAATTTGTCGGCGCGGTTCGGCGTTTGCGTCGCATAGTATGTCGCAAAGATATACTCCTGATCATGAAAATACTTCTCGGAGTAAAAACCCTGTAAGGCATTCGGTAATGTTGCTACAGGTGTCCCAGAACCAAACGATGCACTTCCATACACTATGTTCGGTTCTGCAAATACTGGAAGTTGCATCTCAGGTATATCTGTTGCACCATTGCTTGTTATGATAGTGCATCCAGGACCACTTCCAATTGCTAACCCAGGTGTTAATGTCATCGACAAGATAACATGGGGAGTGCCTGGTGGGATTGGTGGGGCAATCCCTGCTGCAACACACTCAATACTTAACGGAGTAACTGATCCAATCGTCTCATACAATAACGGTTGAGTGCCCTCCCTTGGTTGGGGAGGAGTTGTGTACAACAAATTCCCAGGTGATGGGCGTAATTCAAAGGTCGTTGGACCTGTTACTAAAACCTGTGCAGATGGCGTTATTGTGGGAGGTGTGCAAGTCATACCGTTCTCGCAACCTTAAGTAAGTCTACTTTAAGTCCCTCGACATTGTTGTGAAGATAATCTAATGTGTCAGTGATCCTCTCATGCTCACTCGACCCAGGGCGCTTGTACATTAGGTTCGGGCGTTCCAGTGCCGAGATCCTCCTCTCCAGGTTCAGCAACCTCTCTGACAGCTTCAGGAGTAGATCTTCTATACTTGGAGGTGTATTGGTCAAGGGTTGTGGGGGCGTCTCTTGAGAGGAAACTCTCTGCTGCTGCTCGTTCAAATCCATCACAGAATGCGTCGAAATTGTCTAGGGCGTTTTTGAAAAATTCTAAGTCAACTTTTTTGTCCATTTTTTTGCTGGGAAAATTTTTTGGATTTCAAGGTTTTCAAAAACCGATTTTCAAAAATATTTATCGATCGTCTGGATACTT